GAGTCTACAGGCCGTATTATTTCGTTGTTGCCGTTGATGTCCGCCCAGACTCAAACCGAATTGCTGAGTGACGGCGAGATTATTCACAAGTATTTAACCCAAAACGGGGCCAAAGTTTTTTCTTCTGAGTCGGTTTGGCATACGAAAATTTTTGGAAATGGAATTATTGGCTTGTCCCCGCTAAGTCATGCGGCTAATTCGCTGGGGATTTCGATTGCCGCAGAAAATCGGATCGGGTCCGTTTATAAAAATGGCGGTAAGCCTACTGGCGTTTTGACCATTGACAAGGTTTTAAACAAAGAGCAGAGAGGTAAAATTAGGGAAAGTATGTCAGAGCTTGCAGAGGGCAATGACGATAACTTGTTTGTACTTGAGGGCGGAATGAAGTATTCGCCAATCAGCATGACGCCGGGAGACATTGAACTGCTTGAATCTCGCCGGTTTCAGCTTGAGGACGCGGCTCGATTTTTGGGTGTTCCTTCTGTTTTGATTAACGACACGGCGGGTTCAACCACTTGGGGCAGCGGCGTTCAGCAGATTATTGAAGGTTTTTACAAGCTGAATTTGCGTCCTTATTTAGAGCGATTTGAGGCGGGTATTCGGGCTAATCTAATGAGCGCCTCTGATTCTCAAAAATGGTCGGTTGAGTTTGATTTTGACGCTTTGTTGAGGATGGATCAGGCGAGCCGATTTGATGGATATGGTAAAGGGATTCAGGCTGGCGTTATTACACCAAACGAAGCAAGAAAGCTTGAGGGATGGGAGCCTAAAACAGGTGGAGATCAATTATTAGTTAATGGTACAATGGTGCCGTTAGATAGCGTCATGGGCAGACCAAGCACAGGGGTTAATGATGGACGATGAATTAAAAGTTAAAACACTAACGTTAAGTGAGTGCAAGATTAAGGCGGCAGAGGATGGCGCAATGAGGTTTTCTGGCTATGCCTCTGTTTTTGGTGGAATTGACGCCTATGGCGATACGATTGACCCAAAAGCTTATGACGAAACATTAAAAAACCGAGAGCGCCCTATCCGTATGCGCTGGAATCACTACGGCTCAGTTATTGGCAAGTGGACAAAAATTAAAGTTGATGAGCGCGGTTTATATGTTGAGGGCGAGTTAACGCCTGGGCACAGTTTAGCAAGAGACGTCTACGCAAGCTTAAAGCATGGCGCGATTGATGGAATGTCAATCGGTTATTATGTCCGAGGTTATGAAGAACTTGAAGAAGGCCGAACGCTGTTAACCAAGATTGAACTTATTGAAATTAGCGTCGTAGAAGAACCCGCCGATGCAATGGCGTTGGTTGGTGATGTGAAATCAAGGCTTGACGACTGCGTTAATTTGAAAGATATTGAATCAGTCCTGCGTGATGCTGGGCGTTTCAGTAGGTCGGAATCAAAGGCAATAGTTGCTCAGATTAAGGCCATTACTCGGCGTGATGCTGAGAAAGAAGAGCAGATTGTAAACAATCTTGAGGATTTATTTAAAAATTTCAGCATCTAAGGGAATTAAAATGGAAACCGAAATCATTCAAAAAGTTGAAAAGGGCTTGCAAGCGGTAACTCAAAGAGTTGATGAGAAACTTGAGCAATATAAATCGCTTGCGGAAAATAGCGAGAAGGCATCTACCGATCTTAAGCAAGAGCTAAAAGGCTTGCTAGAAAAGCACAACGATTTACAAACTGAGTTTCAAGAGTTGGCGCAAAAAGGTTTTAAGTTGGCCAAACAGGAAGTCAACGACACATTGGGTCAGGAATTTGTAAAGTCTGCTCAATTTAAAGACTTCAAGGACGGACGCACAAACAAAATTCGATTAGAAACCAAAAACACAATTTTGGGCGAGAGTGGTTCACCACAGGCACCAGATGGTGTATTGGTTCAAGCTGATCGTTTGCCTGGTATCGTTGGCGGCGCTTTCCGCCCGTTGACTATTCTGGACTTTGTTAACCGTATTCCAACTACATCAAACGCTACTGAGTATGTGCGCGAAAACGTATTTACCAACAATGCGTCTGAAACGGCTGAAGGTGCATCAAAGCCAGAAAGCGATTTGACCTTTGAGCTGAAAACAGCAAACGTGAAAACGATTGCTCACTTCATTCGCTTGTCAAAGCAGGTTATAGACGACCAGCCAGCACTTGAGGGTTACATTGACCGTCGTTTGAGACACGGTGTTCAAAACATCCTTCAAACTCGATTCATCAACGGCTTGGCGGCTTCTTCTCAAATGTCTGGATTGCTGGATACTGGCAACTCAACTGAGTACACAGCTTTGACTGGCGACAATAAAATCGACTTTGCAAACCGTTTGAAATATGCGGTAATTGCTGCCGATTACATGCCGAGCGTTTACATGATCAATCCAGCTGATTGGTCGGCCATTGAGTTGATCAAGAAAGGCACAGGTGATGCCTCTTATGTTGGCCAAGAGGGCGCGGTTAGCTACCTTGCTAATGGCTTGGTTCCGATTCTTTGGGGACTTCCTGTGGTCGCTTCAAACGCGGTTCCAGAGGGCACATTGATTTGTGCTGCGTCTGATGCAATGGCATTACGCCCGCGCTCTGATGTTGTTGTTGAGATGTTTGAGCAAGATGCTGACAACGTAACCAAGAACCTAATCACGGTTCGCGGTGAGTTGAGAGCGGCTGCTGAATTCTACCGCCCTGCTGCCATCCAGTACGGTACATTGCCAGCTTAATGAACCGGGGAGTTGCGAGGCTCCCCATTTTTTTTGCGAGTTAATATGAAAATCCAAGTTAAAGCACTAAAAGATTTTTCAAGTATAAATGCCGGAAATTTCTCATCTGGCGAAGAGCGCCCAATTGATGATTGGTTAGCAAAACAGTTGCAAAACGCAGGTTTAGTTGAAATTTTAGGAAAACCACGCCAAACAAAGGTTATTCCAAATGATTTTACGGTTGGGGTAAGCGAGAATGGTTTATCATCGCAAGTGGCCCCAGCCTCACAGAAAGAGATTGCGAAAGAATCAAAAAGTGGCGAGAAGAAAACCCGAAAGAAAGAGCAGTAATTGCCATCAATACATCGTTCAGGCTGGCCCCGTGGTGTGATGTTCTTTATGCCTGCGATTTCCCTTGGTGGCAAGTTTATTTAAACGAAATAAACAAAACATGTAAAGCCGTTCGAGTTTCTTACAGTAGCAGGGCTCATGAGATTGGCGGAATTAGAGTTCAAGGTTTCAGCAAGCCGGGATTAGGGCGCGAGGTAATGCATTTGGGCGGCAATTCTGGCTATCAGGCTTTAAATTTGGCTTATCTGTGGGGCGCTAAATGGGTTGGTTTGCTTGGTTTTGATATGCAGGCAACCGGCGGTGATTCACATTGGCACGGTGATCATCCAGCAAAATGCAGAGGCGGGAACCCTCAGTTTAATCAATGGGTGAAAAACTTTGATGTTTTGGCGTCTGATTTGGTTAGTGAGGGCGTGAAAGTGGTTAATTTTAGCCGGGAAACCGCGTTGGTTTGTTTTGTGCGCCGTAACATTGAGGCCCTGAAATGATAATTCATGGCATGTATGGGCTTGGTGATAACTTTTATCAACGAGCAATAATCCGAGAGCTTGGACCAGTTAGTCTTTACACGCCGTGGTCGGAGATTTACGCTGATTTGCCTGTTCGGTGCTTAAAACCACAAACGACGCTTCGGACTCAAAAAAAACACATTGAAAAATCAAACTTTGATAATTTTAGACCGTCTGGGATAAAAAAACGGCTTTTTTATGACCAAAGAGGAACGATAATTGAGGCTCTTGAGCGTTCAATTAGCGTAAAGAATGCACATTTATCAATGCAAATGCCTAAGTTGGGCTTGAAAAAAAAGAAAACTATTATTGTCAGACCATGCACAGTTAGGGCAGAGTGGCCAGCAAGTTCTAGGAATTGTGATCCGGCTTACTTATGCCAAGCTGTAGACGCCTTGAAAGACGAGTTTCATATAATTTCAATTGCCGATCTTGAGGACGGCAAAGAATGGATAGACGGGGACGAGCCGTTCGCCCACGAGAAATACCATGCTGGGGAATTGAGCTTGGCTGATATTTTGGCGTTACTTGAATCAAGCGCTGGAGCTATTGGCTCGGTTGGGTGGCTTTTACCGGCGAGCATGGCTTACAATCTACCCATGCTGTGTATTTTTGGAGGCTGGGGGGCATCAAACTGCCCTGAAAGGTTGTTTGATCCGCGTATTGATGACAAAATGATTGTTAAAGCCATGCCTGACAATTTTTGCATGTGTTCTAGGCATGACCACAAGTGCAATAAAAAAATTTCTAACTTTGATAAGTACATTCATGAATTTAGATCAATTGCGAGAGCTGGCTACAGAGCTTGATGAGCTTGTCTGGTTGCCTGAATTTGGGGTTGGGTTTTTCCCGGTAAAAGAACAACCTTACGATGTTGAATACTGGCAAAAATACAGAGAAATGGACCAGTTCCCGTCAGGCGAGTATTTGACTGATTTTAGAATTGAGTTTACTCAAATTACCGATCCAAGTTCAATGGTTGATGTTGGCATAGGCGGAGGCAGGTTTTGCGAGGATATGGATTGCGCGGGGTTTGACATAAACCCAAAGGCAATTGGTTGGCTAAAAAATGAAAAACGTTGGCACAATCTGTTGATGAGCACTAAGCCTGTTGATTATTTGACTTTCTGGGATTCGCTTGAGCACATACATGACCCAGAGACAATTTTATCTAGGGTCAAAAATAGTGTTTTTGTTTCAATGCCGATTTATGAAAACGCGGAGCACATTTTAAGAAGCAAGCATTTTCGCAAAGATGAGCATTGTTGGTATTTCACGGACAATGGTTTAAAATGGTTTATGCGTTTGTTTGGCTTTGAATGCGAGAGACAAAGCACAGGTGAGCAGTTGTACCGAGAGGATATTCAGACCTATCATTTTAGGCGGTTAAATGGTTAAGAGAATTCAACGCGCAGAGCCAACATCCGAGCCAGTCACGCTGGCCGAGGCTAGGGATCATTTGCGGTTAGACACATTCGGGAGCCCAGCTACACACCCAGAGGATGATTTAATTTCGCTTTACATTTCGGCGGCTCGTCAGTTCTGTGAGGACTACTTGGGGCATTCAATCGCTTATCGAACTTCGGTGATTTATTTTGACCGTTTGAAAGACAAATTTATTGACTTAGGGGAGTGGCCGGTATCAAGCGTTGATCTGTTTGAGTATGTTGATTCTGCCGGTTCTGAGCAAACTTTGGTGTCCTCGGCTTATGTATTAGATTCAGCAAGCGCTCCGGCGCGTGTGTACTCGGTCGGTGATTGGCCAAGCGTTAAAACAAGCGTTCCAAACGTTGCCACTTTGACCGTTACTGCTGGATATACCGACGGTGAAAGCCCAAATACATTCCCGCTTCCAAAAAGCATCAAGAACGCCATTTTGTTGATGGTTGGGCATCTATACGAAAACCGTCAACAAGTAGGCCAAAAAATGGACTCGTTACCGTATGGCGTTGAGGATTTGCTGAATTTGCACAGGACAAACAGGGGGATTTGATGAAGAAAAGAACGATAAAAATCGGTTACACATGCTGCAACCGGTGCGAGGCAACACATAGAAATTTATTTTTTGCGAGAATTCATTATTTATGGATTGTCTTTAAATATAAAACCATTGGTTTACTTGTATGAACATAGGCCGCCTAGACAAGCGCGTAACAATTCAGAGCAGGACTACCACCAAAGACGTGTACGGCCAACCGCTTGAAACATGGTCGGACATAGCCACGGTCTGGGCTTCGATTCAATACATTGGCGGCCGTGAAAAACTTAGATCAGGTGTTGTTGATGCTAACTTAGATGTGACGGTTGCGGTTCGTTATTATGAGCAGTTAACCCCACCCAAAGATTCTGACGGCTGGCGGATTGTTTACGTTGCCAGAGAGGGAACAAGGTATTTATCAATCTTGGGTTCAAGAGACTTGCAAGAAGAGCGCCGATTTATCGTTTTTGATTGCAAAGACGGAAGCGAGGTGCAATCTTGAGCGAAGTAAAAATTGAGGGACTTGCTGAACTTGACCGACAGTTAAAAAAACTTACCGGGGCGGTTGAGGGGAAAATTGTTAGGGCTGGTTTGAATGCGGCAAACAGAATTATTAGAGATGCGGCAAAAAATCTTGCACCTGTTGATGATGGCGACCTTAAGAAGTCAATTCGTGTTTCTAGTAGGGTTGATAAAAGGCAGGGTAAAATTACATCAAAAGTTGTAGCTGGAAACAAAAAAGTTTATTACGCTCATTTTATCGAATACGGTACAGCAAGTTATTACACAGGTTCAGGAGACAGCAAGCGATCTGAGTATAAGATTAAACCAGAAAAAAGAGGGGCCCTAGGGTTTGGTTCGGTGATTGTTGAATCTGTTTCTCACCCTGGGGTAAGACCTCAACCATTTATGCGTCCAGCATTTGATCAGAATGTAACCAAAGCATTAGAAGAATTTGGAAAAACGATAAGAAAAAGAATTGATAAAGAATTTTCAAAGAAGGTGACTAAATGAACCCTGAGATCATCATTGCCACCTGGCTTCAAGATGCAACGGTTTCAGCGGTGATTGGGGATCGCTACGCATCCCCTTATTTGCCTTCAAACTCTGAGTTCCCCGCGCTTGTTTACAATTTGGTTGATGCAACACCGCAGCCATTTGTAGCGGCGCAAGGCGAACGAGAATTGGCGCAATGTAGAATGCAATTTAACCCAATTGCGACAAGCATTGGCGGGGTAAAGCAGATCGCAGAAGTTTTAAGATCATTGTTTGATTTTAAGCACCATCAAACAATAGCCGGGAAACTTGTTGTTTCTATGCGGTTAATTGATGCTGGGCCAATGGAAAAAGATTCCGAATCGGGCTTGTTTATGCAACGTTTTGATTATAGAATGTTTTGGTACGAAACCTAATAGCTATGGGGTAAAAAATGACTGTTTACACTTCCGCAGGATCAACTCTTCGGGTTACTGCATCCGCTCCAGCAACGTTTGACGAATCTGGATATGACACCTTGTTTACTTCTTCACCTTTGCCTTCGCTAGTTGGCGAAATTGAAAATTATGGCGAATTTGGCCGAGAGTTCAATTTAGTCACATTTAACCCGGTCGATACCCGTGGGACTAAAAAGCTAAAAGGCTCATTTAACGAGGGCTCAATTGCTCTAACTGTTGGCCTTGACACCGACGATGCTGGTCAGATCCTAATAAAAACCGCCTCTGATAGTGATGATGATTATTATTTCATGGTCACAACCCAAAAAGGTGACCGTTATTTTTTCGCCGCAAAAGTGATGATGTTTAAAAACGTTGTCGCCGGTGTTGATGACATTACTCGGGCAAACATTACTCTTGAGATCACTACTAACGATGCTGGCGTTGGCATTGTAGAATCATTGGCCGCATAAGGCCGTAAACTAGCACTTTCCTTGACTCTGGCCGATCCTCGCAACGGCTGGGGTCTTGGTTGGTGCATAAATTGCGAGGTTATAATGGAAAACGTTAAGAAAATTGAAGAATCAAAAGAAGTGTCAATAAAAAATGAATTTGAAGAGTTTTTTCTTTCTGAAACAGCCGTTTTAGAAGTTGAAACCCCCACGGGTAAGCCGCTTTTAAGAAACGGCCAGCCGGTAAGAATTCACGTTTATGCCCCAGGCTCTTCTGAGTACGAAAAAGCAAAGGCTGCTCTTGATTCAGCAGCAACGCGCAAGGTCTTAGCAGCATTGGGTAAAAATGGGAAAAAAGAAGAGTCTGATGACAAGCAGGCGGATGTTAATTTCTTGGTTTCAGTTACCAAAGAAATTGAAAATTTCCCATATCCAAACGGATCCCGTGGTGTTTATTCTGAGACAAGGCTTATTTATATCAATAAACAAGTCCAATCGTTCTTGGGGGACATGTCGAATTTTTTTGGCGGTGCTCAACAAGATTAAGCGATTATGCCAAGCAATTGGCTTGGTATAGCGTAACCCCAGAAAAAAGGACAAAATCCCGCCTTGATGATTTGCGAGATAGAGGCGGGGTGCCTGATCTGCCTGATATTGATGACCTAGAGTATTTGGTTAAGGTTTTAGAGCGTTGTGGGGTTTGCAAGTCTGGTTTTAATGGTGTTGAGCCGCTTAACTCATTTGATGTCATGGAGTGGCAACGCGGCACAAAATACCCTCTTTCTGGGTGGGAATTTCAAGCTATCATTGATGCGTCTCGTGCTTATTGCTCTCAGTATCATCAATCAAAAGACCCTTTAACACCCGCGCCGTATCGCAGTAAAATTGACTTTAATCGGTCGGTTATATCTGATAAACTTACATCAGCGTTTAGATCGCGGATAAAGTCTGATCGGGAAAAGGCAACCAAATGACCACAGTCGCACAGCTTACTATTCAAATGGCCGCAGATGTAGCGCGGATTAAAAAAGACATGGATAGGGCGCAATCGACTGTAAAAGGGTCAATGCAGAAAATTCAAAAGTCGGCGGCGGTGGCGGCTAAATCCTTGGGCGCAATTGGCCTTGCCTTGGGGGCTCGGGAGCTTGTCGGCTTAGTTACCGGCTTAGGTGATGTTGGTCGTGAGCTTACTAAGTTAAGTAGATTGAGCGGCACTTCTGTTGACAGATTCCAGGAAATTGCATTTGCCGCAAAAACATTTGGAATTGAGCAAGAAAAGCTCGGGGACATTCTAAAAGACACCCAAGACAAAGTGGGCGATTTTTTGGCTACCGGCGCAGGCGGGATGGCTGATTTTTTTGAAAATATTGCCCCTCGCGTTGGCGTAACGGCTGAAAATTTCAGAAAGTTAAATGGCGCGGACGCATTACAGCTTTACATCACAAGCTTAGAAAAAGCCAATTTATCTCAAGCAGAAATGACCTTTTATATGGAGGCCATTGCCAGCGATTCGAGCGCATTGATCCCGCTATTTGCCGACAACGGCAAGGCTTTGAAAGAGCTGTCAAAAGAGGCTGACCGTTTGGGCATTGTGCTCGACAAGTCGGCACTTGAAAAGGCCAAGAAGCTAGATATTGAAATGCGTAAATTTGAGGCCACGACTGAGGGGCTGTCGCGCTCAGTTGCTATGGCTTTGATTCCCGCCATGTCATCAATTGCGCAAGTGTCTCAAGACATCATCAGGGAGTTGCCCAGATTGGTCGATGAGTTCAAGCCTTTTATGGTTGGTGGTGCGGTGGTTGCTGGGCTTTATACGTTGCCAACGATCATCAACTCGATTGCGCTTGCAATTTCAAGTCGATTAATTCCATCATTGGTTTTATTGGCACCTTACGTCGCTGTCTTTAGCGCGTTGACTTTGGCTGCGGGTGCGGCCATCAAGGTGTTGAACGCCCAATCCGAGGCATTGAAAGATGCTGATTCTACGGCGCGGCGTGTTGTTAACCTTCAGAAAGAAATCGAGAAAGCGCAGGCTTTGATTGATGCCGGGCAAGGTTCGTCTGTCACCGTTGAGCGCTTGAAAACTATGAAGGCTCAATTAGTTGAGGCCGAAAGTGCGCTGGAAGCATTCAATCAATCCAAGCAAGTGGCGCAGGTTCAAGACCAGCAGAATATCGAGCAACAAACGACCATCATTCAAAACGCCAAAGACCGCGAGAAAGCCGAAAAAAAACTTGAAAAGGCATTAAAAGAAAAGCAAAAAGTAGAACAGAAAGCGCTTGAGCAGGCCATTGATGTGATCAACGCTGAGCTTGACCAAGTAGACGCAATCCAGGAGCAAATTAAGCAGATCACCGAGCAAACGCAAGCCATAGGACTTAATGAGCAACAGCTACGCAATTTGGAGCTTGCAAAAATTGATGATGTTATTGCTACAAAAGAACAGCGCATTGCGGCCATTTCATTTGGCGATGCAAACGATGAGCTAATTAAAGCGTATAAAAAACAGATTGCCGCGCTTGAAGACCTTAAAAAAGCAAAGAAAACCCAATTTGAAAAGCAAGAAGTCCAAAAAGTCATTGATGCAAATAAAGAAATTGCCGAACAGTTTGAAAACGATCTAATTGGCGCTTTTGAAACGGCTTTTAACCGTGTCGGTGATTTTGCTGAATCGTTTAAGCGGGCTATTGAACAGCAATTTAGCTCGATGGTGTTGCGTCCGACTATTCAAGCGGCAATGAGCAAAGGCGGTTCAATTGGAGGTGTTCTTTCAGCTAATCAAGGAACAATAGCATCTGCAATAACTGGGGCTGGTTTTGGAGGTCAGGCGATCGCCTTGGAATACGGGCTTGAAAATGCCGGGTCAGTTTTGGCAAAGTTTGCAGGACAGACGACGGCGCTTACCGCAGAACTTGGAGCATTTGCGTCAGATCTGGCCCCTTACGCCGGAGCGATAACGGCCTTGCTAGAAGGTGATCCAAAGAAGGCAGCGGGCGCTGCAATTGGAACATATCTAGGCTCATCTTTTGGCCCGATAGGAGCAGCAATCGGCTCGTACATTGGCGGCTCATTGTTTGGCGGGGGCGGGAAAGTTTCGGCTCAGTTACTAGGCCCTAAATTTTTACAGGATCAACAGGACGCTTTAAAATCCTCATTTATTAATATTGTTCAAGACATTGGCGGTCGTGCTGCAAATGCTGATTTCTTTTTCACGGGCAGCACAGGAAGGCAAGGACAAAATCCTAATTTTATTCTTGGTTCTAGGCTTGGTGGCCAAGATTTATTCAATACATACCAGAGCAGGGCCGGAGAGACAGGAAACAACGGAACATTCTTGGCCGGTGAAATTGCTTTAAATGCTGAAAATATGGCGCTTTTTGGCACGAGAGCTATTGTCTCCGCTCTTCAAAATTCAGATTTTGTAGACAACATTGACCGTCTTTTTGATTCGGTTGATGTTCGAACAGCAAGTTTAGAGGATTTGAACGCGCTGCTTGCTGATGTTCGGATGCTTGATTATGTCAATGATAATTTTATTCAAATGACAAATGGTTTGAGGCAGCTTTCCGGTGCATCTGCTCAAACAGTTAAACAATTTTTTTCAATGATTGGTGGGATAGAGGGTCTCCAGCAAACTTTAGGTTTTTTTGCAAAAGAATTCACAAGTGAGGAAAATCAGTTTAAAAATTTCACTGATAACCTTAATAGATCATTGGCAGATTTTGGGGGCCGTTTATTTAGCACTCGTGAACAGTTTGTGAATTTCTTTAACTCAATTGGGCCCGATGCGTTTGCTCGTGTTTCTCAACTGTTGCCAGCAATTGATTCGTATTATGATGCGATTGAAAAAAGGCAAGAAGAGTCCACAAACATTGCAATTAGGGAAATTGATCGAATTCGAAACGCTGGTCTGAGCATTGCGAACTATTTACGCAATCTTGAGACAAGTGAATCAACTTTAAACCCAACTCAAAAACTAGCGGCAGCTCAGCAGCAATTCAATGAAACATTGAGCGCCGCTCGGTCTGGCGATATTAACGCGCTTGGTAACCTGACAGACTCGGCAGACACTCTGCTTAATTTGTCGCGTGAGTTTTTCGGCTCATCAAGCAGATTTAAGTCAATTTTTGATGTTGTGACAGGCCAATTGTCCGCCGTTGCCGCCCCAGCTTTGCAGGCAGATTCAAGCCAGAATGTAGTGGGCGAACTTCGAGAGTTGCGACGAGAAATTAGGGAGTCCGGCGATCTAGTACTAACGGTTGTCACGCCAGATGGCCGAATAATCCGAGAGGAAACATTGACCACGCTTCGTGAGCGCTCTAGGCGTGGGGAGTTGGTTATTTACTCGGATGGGGTTAAATCGTGACCTTAGAAGAGTATTTTCAGACCCCGCAGGCGGAGCGGATTTTGCTTATCGAAATTGTCCGTAATGATGCGTCATCTACCACTTACTATCTGAGTGATTCCGATTACATTACCGAGCACGACGACACCCCCTCCAATCTTTTTTATTCTCCGGTAATCGGCGGCACGGGTTTGTCGGATATTAGAAAGGTTTTGAACGATCCATTTAGCGGTCAGGCATCAACCGGCTTTGGCGAAATAACGCTTGTTGATGATCAGGTATGGACAAGTATAAGCGGTTCGTTTTCAGAGGAAACAATAAATTTAGTTCGAGGGGCAACTGTAACCGCTTGGCTTGCTGGGCCTCCTAGGGTTTACTCAAGAGTTGATGCAATCCAGCTGCTTAAAGGAAAGGTTGGCCGAGTTGGAGGTAGCAGCGACGGCAGCCTGAGATTTGAAATAGTAGACGGGTCACAAGAATTACAGAGACCAATTGTCGCCGTGTCAGACAAACCATTGTGCTTTGGGTATTGCCGTAATGTGCAACCATTTTTAACCAATCCTGCATCCCTTGAATATCACGTCCACGATGGTGCGATTGAGGCTGTTGTTGCCGTTTACGATCAAGGGGCATTGCTTACCCTTACCACGGATTACACCGTCGATTTAAGCACAGGGAAAATAACGCTAGTTGGTTCACCTGTTGGAATTGTGACCGCAGACGTTAAAGGCGCTCAAGTAAGCGGCACCTGGTTGGATTCAACCGAGGAAATAGCATCGGAGCTAATTTCACGCGCAGTCGTTAGCATCGCTCAAACGTACAACATCCCCACGGGTGTGGTTGGTCTTTATGTGACTGAATCCACGGCGCTTGGGGATTTGTTAAACCGGCTTATGGTTTCCTGCGCGGCGTATTGGCTAATTGACGAAAACAACGAATTTTTGGCCGCTCAGTATCCGGTTCCTCAAGAAAGCACCGCGGTAGGATCGTTTACCTCGTTGTCCGAATTGTCCGAGGTCCGCTATCAAGCAGAGGATCGTCTGTACTCGGATTTAAATTACAGCTATCGCAAAAACTGGACTCAGTACCAAAGCAGGCCAGCGGCAAGCACAGCGCAGGCGTCATTCTCTGAGCGCCTTTATTTGTCTGCGACCGAAACAGCCGCAGGTTTAGATTCTGAGCTTGAGTATCAAGAAAGCCCGTTTTTTGAAACTTTATTTGATGAACAGGCTGACGCTCAGGCGGTTTCTCAAAGATTGTTGAGCATCTACGCACAAGAGCGTAAACTATTAGAGGTGGATTTACCTTATACGGCGGCATTAAAACTTGGCGACAATATATCGGTAGAATTTGGAGTTAAGCTAATGATTGGCGCGGTCGTTTCGGTGATTGATATTTTTGACGGCGGGTATCCAATTCAAAGGGTTATGATTCTGGTATGAGTTCACTTTTTTTGTTTGGTAGCCAGTCAGACAACACGGACGTTTTAAGCGCGTCTAGTGAGGCATTGCCAGTTGAGAACATCCAAAACACACAGAGATCAAAGCTTTGGCGATCTAGTGCGGGAACAACATCAAATATATCTTTGCAGTTGGCAAACCCGTTATCTGTTGACCATATCGCTTTTGTTGATCTTAATTTAACAACAGCAGGTGAGATCAGAATACAAGCATGGGATGATGCTGTAGACGGCGCGATAAATACGCTAGATGAAACTATCTCGCCAACTGTCTACACAAGCGGCAAACCAGAGGCGGCGGCTTACGGTGACGCTGACTATGGCGTTGGTTTGTACGGGCTTAATACACCCATTGAGCAACAATTGGGAAAGAATATAACGATTTTCCCGATTGGTTCCAACATTTCATCGGCTTATTGGAAATATACATTTACAGACGAAAACACGGGCTATCAGCAATTGGGGCGATTAATAATGGCCTCAGCTACAACTTTTGAGAATAATTTAAGCCATGGGTACAACCTAAGCAGGCAAGAGAGAAGCGTTGCAAGGGAATCAATAGGTGGGCAACGTTATATACAAAAAAGGCCATCAAGGTTAAATATTGGCGGTAAGTTTCCTTATATGAGCGATGTTGAGAAAATTGATTTTTTGTTGAAATATCAGGACATTGTAAACAGCGATCCGTTTGTTTATTCGGTTTATCCAACAGCCAACAATAAGGGCTTGGTGCATACTTTATATGGTCGCTTTGATAGTGTAGACTTATCTGAAATCTTTTACCAAAGAACTGACCTTGATTTCAAGGTTATTGAGGAATTGTAATGGCCGACACCACAACAGATTTATACGGTTTTACTCAGCCAGAAGTAGGCGCAAGCCGAAACACCTGGGGCACAAAATTAAACAATGGATTGGCCGCGATTGATTTGCTTTTTGGCCGGAGGCTTGGTTTGCTTTCAAGTGTGTCGGGAACAAACACGATCACGGCCACTCTGGGGACTACAATCACGCTGGCGGCTAATGATTTTTTTGTATTGGTTCCGGCATCAAATAACACCGGGGCGGCGACATTAAACATCAACGGCGGTGGAGCCAAAAACATTTATCTAAATGGCGCGGCCCTGGTAGCCAATGTTTTGGTATCTGGCAAGCCCGTAATCATCCGCTACAACGGAACCCAGTTTGATATTGTCGGGGCGCATGATATTGCAAAATTAGGCGCGGCGAGTAATACGTTTGCGGGTAATTTGTTGGTTAACGGCAACACCACCCTTGGCAATTCGTCTGGTGACACGATCACGTTTAATGCCGACGATTGGAGCGCACCTAATGGGTTTGCGGTTAACACAAATGAGTTGGTACTTAATTCAAACGGCAACTTGCTGGTGGGGACGACTACGGATGTAGCTAACACTCCGCTAAGCCTTCGCGACGATCTACGATTTTTTGTTGATCCTGCCACTGCAAATGCTTCAATTCGGCACAACAGAGGCGGCCTGTCCTCCATCAATTTTATCGGCGGCGGAGTCGCTCTTACTTTTGAGAATAATGGAGCAGAACGCGCCCGCATCACATCTGGTGGCTACTTCAAGGCGAGTAATACGGGCACTTATGCCAACGCAGGAGGCGGAAGCCATGAGTCTGTTGTTGACGGGGTATCAGCAACAACAGTTGCTCATAGGTTTTGGCACACAGCAACAACGGGAGACAATGCTTTTCATCAATTTTTGACGGAAGGAACGCCAACTGGTAGAGGTTCTATTGACTACAATAGAGGTGCTGGTCTTGTTCGATACAATACAACTTCGGATGCGGAATTTAAAAATATTCATGGAGACGCAGACCGCCAAAAGTCTTTTGACTTGGTAATGGGAGCCAGACTGCGCTCATAT